GTCACGTCAATGACTGGGCCTTCCAGCGATCCTTGCAGTGCGACCACCTTTTCAAGCAATGTCAGCACTTCCAGCACAGCCTGACGGCTTGCATCCTTGCCACCGGAGCCAATCTCGATGGTCATATCCTTGCGGACGCCCCATGTGGACGGGTCCACTTCGACCGTCTCGCCGTTAATGCGCTTTCGCATCGGGCCAAGCGCGCTGTCGCGAAGCAGGTTGTGAATACCAAGGCACAGATCGCGAAAACCTGTCTCTGCAAAGGAGCGGGCAATCATGCGGGTCCGGCGCTGCCCCATGTTTTCCTGTGAGCGTTGACCGGACGCCGTTTCGTGGAGCGCGTCACCATTTAGCCCCATATTGTTGCGGATGACACCAGAGCGCATTTCGTTCTCTGTGGCGGTGTATTCCAGCGCTTGCGTCACATCAAAGCCGAGCGAGGCGTTACTGATCGGGCGAACTGTGTTAGGTTCACTGACGCGAACAGGCGCACCGGGTGCGTTGTTCAGATAGTCCTCAATCGTGTTAGGATCGGGATTGCGCATCACGATCTCATGGCGCTGATTGAGTGCAAAATAGCCGCTATCCAGCATCATGCGTTTCAGGCTGGTCTTGGTCTTCTGAATTTCCATCGTCTTGTCGGCCATTGACTGACCGATGAGGCGATGCGGATTGATAAACGGCGTGATAGAGGCAAACGGCACACCCGCCACCCGCTCAACGTCCAGAATGGGCTTACACGCCTCCCCTGTCGTGATCTTCCAGCATTTGATCCCGTCGCCGTCCAGATCCGTGTTGATATAGTGGCAATGAACTTCGACCTTGCGCAGCCCATTCATTCCGCCCCGGTCATAGTCCTGTGTTTCGTCCACCGTGTCGCGGGCGTCTTGTGTCTGGTCCGTGTCCGTCGAGTAGGTTTGAAGCTGTTTGACCTTATCCTCATCATAGCCGTCCGCGATCAGGTCTTGCTCACGAACGCGGGACCGCATCCCGACATAGGTGCAAGCTGTCATGCTTTCCGCATCGTCTGAGAACCACACATCTTCCGGCGCAACCGCTTTGAAACAGACCTTGAACTCTTTGCTCTCCGTAACGAACACCAGCTTTATGATCTGAGCTTCACGGTCCACCTCATAATCCGCCAACTCAGCGCCTTGCGCCTCGGCCTGATAAACCGCTGCAATCGCTTCTGCCTCGTTCTGCGTGACAAGCGTGTTTTCGTCGCTTTCCTCGTCAATCTCCGCCCACCAGTGCCAGACGCCCATCTTGACGATCAGAGCGTCCTTGAACGCCGTGTAGAGGTGCTGCCAACCACGGTTTTCATTAAAGATGACGTGGCGAATAAAGTCAGTCTCTTGCCGTGCCGCTTCAACGTCCTCATCCCCTTGAGGCTCGAACTCCACAATGTCTTCTTCCGTGAAGATTGCCATAAGGTCCGGCAGGATCGTCTCAATCGTGTCCGCCACCGTCGTATCAATCGCGGTTGAACGGTTTGCCAGCGTGGGCAGGTCGTTCATCTCCCCCTTGAAATATTCCAGCGCCCGCTTGCGCTCACCGGACAGAGTGTCATCATTCCACTCCATGCCGATTGCAGCCTCGGATTCATCTTGCAGAATGGCGCTTAAGGTTTCGTCGGAAACGTTCAGCTTGCCGGAGTCGTCTTGCATGGCGTCTCCCCTCAATTCAGGCCGCATAGTTCGGGATGGTCAGCGGTTTCGGTTTTGCGGCTGTGACCATCCGGTCACCATTCCATGCGACAGCAAGCGTTCGGAACGCATCGGCCCCGTCAGAAGCCCAATCATGGAGCGGGCGGCTCTTGAACGTCTTCAACCGATCATCCCATTCCCGGCGGTAGTTTCGCAGGGCATCAATGCCCAATTCACACTTTTTGGCGTCAAAGCGCGCCATCTCAATCAGGCGGCGGGCTGTGTTAATATCACCTAGAACCGCGTCAGTATCTTGAGCGCGGGGAATGATCTGAACATTCGTAAGTCCAGCGTCCTCTAATTGCTTTGAAGCCGCGTTACCTAAGACAGTCTCGTTTGCTCCGTCGTGCGGAAGGAAATGACCGCCGTAATTGTAACCCCTGTCGCGGCACACTTGCGCGTAGTGAGGCATTTGTTTGTTCCGCTCGGCGTGGTAGTCGATAATCCGAACATCCAAGCCCTTGACCTGCGCAAACCAGATCGCCGTCTGGTCGTTCTTCCCTAAGTCCCAACCCGTGAACACTGGAAGCGCTGGATCGTAAGGCACGACCGTCAACCGATCAGATTGCTCCGCCTCCATCATTTCCGTGCCGTAATAAGCGCCCGGAACGCTGGCAGATGGGTCGCAGAGATATTCCTGTCTGAACAGAGCGCGGCCTTCGTCACGCCCATACTCGTCAATGTATTCCTGTTCTTCGAGTGCTAGGGTTTCTTCGCTGAACACACTTGTCTCGGTCGCTGGCAGGATTTCCCCGAACCAATGCTCAGACGTTCGCGCCCGCTCTACGAGGCCGTGAAAGTGATTGCGCCCCCGAAATGTTGAAATAAAAGCGGCACGCCCGCCATTCTCCGCAAGGATCGGTCGGACGTAAGCCCACACCGACGGGTTTGCCAACGCATACTCTGAGAAGACAACTCCTTTGGGTGGTGAGCCGACGAGCTTGTCATAACTGTCAGAGCCGACGAGCTGCCATGTTGCGCCCGTCTTGAACCGGATAAACATCTCCTGTTCACGGGTCGTCTCTCTAATCTCTTTCGGGAAGGCTTGGTCAATCCGCCGGATTCCCGTGTGAGGATCAACCGCCTCCCAAATAGCTTTGCGCGCCTGTGCGTATTCAGGCAGACAGTGCCAATAGGTTGCTGGATCATCAATGACCCATGTTGCGGCAAGGTTCAGGCAAACATCATCTTTGCCAGCGCGTCGATGCCATGCCGCAGCGCCGTAGCGTCCGCCATTCTCGAAGTAATCCCATAATGGGCGCTGATAGTCTCTCGGCTCCCAGTTGAACGGGATCTCAATCTCCATCCGAGAAGTTCCGCCTTACGATTGTCAGGCCGCCGGACACGTCAACGTCCATCTCCTTTGGAACCAGCCCTGCAATCATCTTTGCGAAGTCTGCTGGCTTATCCGTCGCCATCTCTTTAAGCGCCGCTTTTCCGTTCTCTGTCCATGCGTCCATTGCGTCTGAAAGGAATGCCTCGGAGAGCTTGTTGCGTGACCCCTTTGGCCTTCCCTTTGGGTTGCCGGATTGACCAGGCTGAAACTGATGCTGCTCCAAATGAGCGGCGCGGGATTTACGCTGTTTCTTGGCTGTTGATTTAGCCTGAGCCTTACCACTCACGGCTTTGTCTCTTTGCTTGCACATCAGGCTCCTTTCGGTTGACCTTGCAGGACTGTAGTTGAGGCGCTTAGCTCGCCAGATACCCGTAAAGTGTCGCGTTAACAGACGTTCCCGCTGCGCTTGACTTGGCGATATAAGCAGGGCCGATGTTCAGCCTTGCAGGCATGGGGTTAGTCCGCCTCTCCGTTCAGATAACGGATGACCTGATAAAGGCCCCACGGCCAGATTGCGGCGCTTAGAAGTGCATCGAGTAGCGTCGGGCAGTCATCATCCGCAGCAGCAACGCCAAGGACGTAGATGAAGCCGCCCGCATATAGGCCAGCAAAGAAAAGCATCAGAAGATCACCGCGCCAAGGATGAAGGCAATCACAAAGCCAATCAAGAACCCAACAAGATCAAGTTCATCATTGACCCAATCCAGAACCGCTTCTGAGAAGGTCTTGAGCTTTTCGAGCATACACACCTCCAAGAATAAAAAGCCCGCCACAAAGGACGGGAGTTGGCGCGAAGGACGCGCTAGGGAAGATTAGTCGTAAGGGAACGGGACGTCTTTAAGCGTCAGAATGTCTGTCGGTGATACGCCGTCATAAACGCGAACAATGTATTCGCCTTCAAAGGTCGCGCCCTCTGGAACCTTGAAGAAATCGCGCTCAACGGCCTCAAGCATAGCCTTCGGAAATTCTTCACCCGCCCAGTCCCCCTCATCAATATCGACGACCGCGATGAAATAAGCGTTGGCGTATTCCATATCGGTGTGTCGGATAGTTCCGTATTGGCTGACAACATCTAGCAATCGGTTGAAGTTCGGAACCCGTTCTTCAAAGTCACCGCGCATGAGGAAGCTGTAAGTGGACATAGGC